ATACCATAGACAGTAGCAGAAGCATAGAAGGGGCGCAGAAGCATACACAGACGGATGGTAGAGCCATTACCTACTTCCATCTCTTCATCCATAGGTTTGCCCTTCTTATCAAAGACAGCCATAGTCTTTTCGATAACATCACCAGCTTTGGTCTTGATAACAGCATTGGTCTTAGCCTTAAAGACAATATCACCATCTTTGTCCTCATGGAAACCAAGGGCAGGAGCAGAGTTTCGACCATAACGCTTGCCGTCAAAGTCAGGGGACTTCTTAGCCATCTCCCATTCGTTTTCAATACGTTGAATCAGCTTATCAGTGTCCGCTTTGGACAGTTTGATACCGCAGACATACTTTCCGGTATCCTCGCCATCAAACACTTCGGTGCTGCGGAGCTTAGGGTACACCGCTTCACCAGCAGGGGTTGTAATTTGTGCAAAATCATTCTTTGCCATGTTTGTTATTCTCCTTTATTTTTAAAATCAATAAATTTAACATTACCAAGTGCTGGAAGTACCAGCTCTTTATGCTGTGCCTTCAGCATACGTTGCAGGGCAATCTGAACACCTGTCAGAAAATCAAAATCATCATCAGGGCTGCATACAGCCTTGGTATGAGCCACCATACCCATAGAATCAAAAAACTTACAATGAACAGCATGTTCTTTAGGGTCTACATAGAAGACAATCTTAGCCTTATCCTCCTTAGCAGGAGCAAGCTCACCCGGAGCAGCAAGATAGGTTTTCATGCTTTCTAAAAAAGGCTTATCTAATGCCACATTATAAAGACAATACTGCCCCTTGACGTTAATGATAGTGCCTGTAATCTCATCCCTATAGCTATATGGTTGTACTCTAACTCTGTCACCAATTTTAAACTTAGGCATCCTTAGCTACCTCCTTGGTTTTTCTTGTCTTCACAGCAGGTTTAGTACCTTTACCGGTACTACCACTTTCAAGACCTCTTTCAGTCTTAGACAGCTCCTCAGTGGCTTCTTCAATCACCACTTCTTCAATCTTGTGAATCAACAGTTGCGCAATTCTTTGACCAACATCAATAATTTCAAGATGGTCACCTAAATTCTCCACATACAACATGATTTCACCACGATAATCAGAATCAATAATACCGACCTGATTAGCAAGTCTGAGCTTTGTGTCTCTGCCTGTAGAGGAGCGCAAGACAACCTCAGCATAATAGCCACTAGGCAGTTCCATAGCCAAGCCTGTACGGACAATAGCTGCCTTTGAAGTCCAACGCTGTGGTGTCACCGCAATGCGGTTAAGACAAACCAAGTCAAGACCAGCAGCTCCACCTGTCATTGCTTGGGGGAGGGTAGCTTTAGGGTCAAGTTTTTTGAATTTAATGTTTACCAAATTTTAGTCCTCCTTTGGATTGATTGGCATCTTATAGCCAAGTTTCATGAGCCATTCGATATAGCGTTTAGCCTTAGCTACATCCTTTTCCGCAGCTTCCCCTTGCTTCTTTCCAGCTCTCATAGAGTATTTGATGATGTTGCCTTTGAGGAAGCCGATAAATTCAGCAGGAGACAACACAAGCTGCATCAGCTCAATAGGCTCTAACCCTGCCATGGATGCATAGTGCTCATCATAGTATTTTGTGTTGGGAGCAGAAGCATCTTCGATGTGATAGTTACCCTTAGCATCAATAAGTACCTTAGCATCAAAGGGTGTAACTTGGGGGATAGTATTTGCATAGAATGGTTCCATGTCCGCATATGCAACAGAATAAAGTGACCCCCAATCTTCCTTAGCCTCTTTTGTAGCAAGAAGTACACGAGCAGCGTTGAGAGCTGTGCGATAGATGATACCTACACTACCTTTGTAAGCACCATGCGTAATCTTAATAAGTTGCCCACAAAACGCTTCAGATTTTAACATGAATAAACCTCCTTAAAATTTATTGAGAAAAGACAACACACAGAAAGGAAAAATAGAAACGGCGCGATTTAGATTTTGAAAAGCGTGTTGTCTTTTCTTCATGTTTGTGCCCCATTAGCATTTTCTTTAGTTACCTAAAGGAATCTAAAAGCACTATAAAGACAATAGAGACCTTTAAGAACCTAAGGTTATGTTATTAATAACTAATAATAACTTATCTAAGGTAATTAAAGGTCTCTATAGAATCTATAGGAAACTATAGTTATCTATTGTCTTCTTTCATGTTTATGCCCCATTAACAGAATATGTACTTACTGTCCAATACACTGTTCAGGTCTAAATCTCCTTTTTTGGGTGGGGCAGGTAACTCTTTACTTACAAGTGGTTGCAGATATTGTCTAAACTCTTCCAAGACATCATGTTCTGTATACATATCAACAAAGGTCTTACGAACAATGCCATACATCAGCTTAGCTTGCGACATAGGGCAACCATAAGAATCATGCACCATAGTAAAGTGATTGATACCAGCATCCTTAGCTCTGCATACTGTCATTTGCAGGTGACAAGCATCCATAGAGTGAATAAAGTTTGGAGCGATACCATTGGCTTGTTTTGTCTTATCAATCACACCTGTTTGATGGGGGACATATACTCTGAATCTCTTTCCAGCACAACGTAACTTAATCACCTTAGATTCATATTTTAAATAATTTTGTTGCAACAGCAAGCCTAAAGGTGTACACCAAGACACTACATTTGCATTTTTGGTGACAAGTTTGGAAACTTTATGTAACCAATCCATACCCTCAACAGCACGTACAACAGTAGCACCCACAGAGTTCCATATCAGCTCAGCCATATACATAGCACATTGGTAAGCATTGGTCTCTGTAAAACCACAGGCAGTCTTAGCATTTAAAGCAGGCTTAATGGTGTCTTCCATAATCTGTTCAGTGTAACCACGCTTCTTAGCTCCATAGGCAAGGGTCATGGTAGGTCTTTTGGTTACAGTGCGGTTAACACCATAGTTTAACCATATCTGTGCCATAGTCTTTGTACCAAACTTGGTCTTCAGCTTTTCTTCGTCCCATTCGTCAATAGTGCCTGACATAGCATCCTGCTTCAAGACAACATTTACCTTGTCAGCTACCAAACGATAGATGTCATTCGGTTTGTCTTGCGGCACAAGGTTTACCGCAGCACCACCGATGGGGTCTCTAAGGATAGCACTGAAATGTTGCAGACCCGAGCATGTACCATCTTGAGCATAGGGGAGACCTGTTACCCAGCCGACAATAGAGCCATGTTCAGCTATCCATTGCTTAGCTTTCGCCCATTCAAGACACCATGCGAGAAGCTGTACAGGTTTTTTGTCTTTATGCAGCCACCATAAGTTACCCATAGGGTCTTTAGCTACATCGATGATAACTTCTTCATTGTCATACACCCATTGGATGCGGTCATCATAGCTGATTTTGTCTTCACCTGCAAGGTTAGCTCCGGTGATAGCAAGCCATTCAATATCTTTAGGGTCTTGACAAGGGGGTGTGTCCGAAAAGAGAAGCAAACCTTTGCAAATATCGTCACCTTGGGGGCTAAAAGAGGGGATAGGGTAGATGCGCCCTCTAAAATCCATATTCCAAGGAAAATAGATATTTTCATAGACACTAAACTTATCAGCAACTGTAATCATAGCATTTGTACGATTGATAATAGAAATGCGACGTTTTAAGCCTTTCCACCATGCTGCCTTATCTTTTTTATATTTTTTAATCTCTTCTGCTGTTGCCCCTTCAGGTAAGGAGGTAGGCTCAGATTCTTTTAAATCTGTACTCATGATGTGTGACTTTTCTTTGCCACAGGGGATATAGCCACGCTCCTTGCACTGCTTGATAACCTCTAAAACATCTTTATTGATATGCCATGGTGTTGCTTGAATAGCATTGACAGCTTTATAGACATCAGGTGTATCAAGCTGAGCAAGGCGTGCTTTATAGCCTTTACTGAAAGAGTTATGCACCCCTTTAAGACGTAAGAAAGTATAGAAAGCTGCAAGGTCTCCATAGTACCCACCCTCATCATATGCTACCCAAGGTTTTGGAGGGATAATCATCGGATAACACTTATGTGCATAATAAAGCATATTCTCTTCATTACGTTGCCATGCATCCACGAATTGAGGGGTAGGAACAAGATGTGCTTGTGTGTAGCTATCTGAATCAGACATCCAATAGCCTGTTGCTTCTTCTGTCAAAGTCAATAAGGCTACCCCTAAGTTGATAATACCTTCATTGTCTCCTTGTTCCCACGTGGGGCAGGTGTAACCACATTTCTTAATGGCTTGCTTCATGTAGACATAGCGGTAATGGATACCTATACGCTTGTCAATACCTTGCATTGCTTTTTTGTTTTTGTCTTCTTTAGGTAATGTAGTGAGCCAATTTTCAAAACATTTGGCTTGATATTCATACATAAGGCTAAAGCCAACATGCAATCCCACGTTATTCAGAAAAGCTGCCTTTGTATTCAAGCCTGTTGTAAGGGCATTTATAAGGCAGGAGAGTGTTACAGTTGTGCAGGTGTTAGCAATAGCATCCATATCCACATTGCCCTCTGCATCTGTGAACGCAGTCTTCAGGTCATCCAAGATATAGATAAAGTTTGGTTTAACACCAGCTTTTGGTTTCATGTTTT